CCAAGAGCGCAACAAATTCAAGACATTGCTCGATGATATGGGCACGAGCTACGGGGATATGGACAGTTCGTCCAGTTTGGGCTCGTTATACGACACAGCTACCAAATTAAGCGAGGCTGACCAGAAGGCTGCGGGATTAACCACGGAACTGGGCCTATTAAACACTGATTTTAACACATTGCAGGGTGCAAATGAGGGTTTAACCACGGATTTAAGCGCATTAACCACGGATTACGGTGCATTACAGGGTGCAAATCAGCAAGCAAGCGCCTTAAACACAATAAATGCGGCGGCGGCGGACAAAGCCCAGCGGGCATCGTCTGGAATAGCCAGTATCCCTGGTCCAGCGGCCACAGGTTACACTCAGGCGGTGGAACCTACGGGGGCCACGGCTCTAAATCCTTACCAGATGGCACCGATTGACTTTACGGGAGGGTTGGCTGGCGCTGATTCTTCTGGTAGTGCTATGGATAACACCAATATCTTTGCTCCTCCTCCGATGAGCATGACGCAGAACACATTTGATTTAAATCAGTCGTTCAACCCCTACTTTGATGCGTTGAACACACAGTACGGGATTCCACCAGTAGGAGAGACTACATAATGTACAAGTATAACATGGGCGGCAGCGTTCCGCAGCAAACCAATATCGCGGGTCAGCGTCATAGCTTGGCATATATCAATCCTTTTGAGGAAGATCTGTTGAATACGCAGTATCGAGGCGGTGAGGGCCAACCTGTGCCACCGGTCCCTGGTCCTGGGGGCGTTCCTGCATATCCGCCAACAGATCAGGGGATTGGAACAGAAGAGTATAAGGAAGCTGTTAAAGTTACTGCTCCCCAAATCAAGCCCTACACACCTGGGAGTGGCAGGGACGAGCGGTTAGCGGATACTTTAAAGGTTTTGGCAGGCACGGCGGCACGGCAAAAAGAAAAAGATGACAATAGACCACAGACTCGCCCTGCTGATTTACCTGCGGTTGTTAAACGTGAGAACTCAAGACTAGAGGGGTTAGCAAACTCGCTAACTCCGAACGACATGATGGAGTATGTCAACGGACAATTGGTGTATGGTCCAAAGCACCCCAAGGCAGGACAATCTGTTGACCCTAATGCAACAAACTCGTTTGGGTTTAAGGTTGGAATGGGGAACACAAACGCCAATGATTACATACCGGGGCAGTACAACCAAGGTTTTGGCTCTGGGATTAAAACAGATCTTGACATGTCGTTTGCCGCAGGCGGCGGAACCCGTGAAGAAAAACTGGCAAGGTTGATGGCCGCAGGTTACGGCGAAGAAGCCGCCGCAGCGTATCTTGATAAGACAGCGGCTAGTCTTGCTAACTCTCAAATGAACACTGGCGGTGGCGGTGGCGATGAACAAAGCAACATCATTGAAGAACTGGCAACCGAGGTGGTTGATCCGTGCCCCGAGGGCTACAAGATGGACCCTGAAACTAACGCCTGTGTGATAGATCCGGACATCGGCATGGGTCCTCCTGTGTTTACGCCTTCAGATCCGAACGCCGCAGTTGGCGGGAGCCCAGGTTACACACAACCTATGGGCAACTTTATACCAACTCCTCTACAACCCAATCCTGTAAACCCTATGCAACAGCAGTTGAACAACCTAACTAGGTCTCTTCAACCACAACAGAACCAGCAAGCCGCTGGCGGACTGGCTGGAATCCGTAGGTGAATTTACAAGCACTCCCCGAGGAGGCGCTAAAAGAGATACTGGCGCTAACTGAAGCCAAGAAGCGTATGGACACGCGCGAGAAAGCGCAAGAAAAGTTCATGCCGTTTGCTCATCACGTCTACGATAACTTCATCGAGGGGCGTCACCACCGTATTATCGCTGAGAAACTTGAACGTGTTGCACGAGGAGAGCTCAAGCGACTCATAATTAACATGCCTCCTCGACATTCTAAGTCTGAGTTTGCAAGCTACTTGATGCCTGCTTGGTTTCTAGGTAGAAACCCTAAGTTAAAAATCATTCAGGCTACGCACAACACTGAGTTAGCTGTACGTTTTGGCCGCAAGGTCAGAGATTTAATTGACGATCCAGCGTATAAAGAGATTTTCCCAGAGACGAACCTTAAAGAAGACAACAAGGGCGCGGGCAAATGGGGCACGGACAAGGGCGCGGAATACTTTGCTGCTGGTGTTGGCGCCGCAATAACAGGCCGTGGTGCGGATTTACTGATTATTGACGACCCGCACTCAGAGCAGGACGCATTAAGCGAGAATGCATTCGATCATGCATACGAATGGTACACCTCTGGTCCTCGTCAGCGTCTACAGCCTGGTGGAACTATCATTGTTGTTATGACCCGTTGGGGAAAAAAGGACTTGACAGGTAGATTACTGGCCGCGCAGGGCAATGATGTGCTCTCAGATCAGTGGGAAGTTGTAGAGTTTCCAGCGATTATGCCCTCAGATGAGCCATTATGGCCTGAATTTTGGGACAAAGCGGCCCTATTATCCATCAAAGCGGACCTTCCTGTAGGCAAATGGAACGCCCAGTGGCAACAGCAACCGACGTCTTCTGAGTCTGCAATCATCAAAAGACAGTGGTGGCATGACTGGGAGAACGAAAAGATACCTTCGCTATCCTATATTGTGCAGGCTTATGACACCGCGTTCTCCAAGAAGCAGACGGCTGACTACTCTGCCATTACAACATGGGGGATCTTCAAGCCTGATGAGGGTGGACCGGAGAATATTATCTTGTTGGACGCTCGGCGTGGGCGTTGGAACTTCCCTGAGTTAAAAGAAGTTGCCTATGAGGAGCATGAATACTGGGAACCTGACATGGTTTTGGTAGAAGCGAAGGCAACAGGCACACCGCTTATTGACGAGTTGCGACTCCGTGGTATACCGGCACTAGGCTTTTCTCCAGGCAAAGGGACTGATAAGGTAAGTCGTATGCACATGGTTGCCCCATTATTTGAAGCCGGTATGGTATGGGCACCCATGCACGAAAAGTTTGCAGATGAAGTTATTGAGGAAGTAGTTTCATTTCCTAATGGCGAAAACGATGACTTCTGTGATAGTATGACGTTAGCACTCATGCGTTTTAGACAGGGAGGGTTTATCTCTCTGAAAGGCGAAGAGGAAGACGAACTGGAATGGAGGCCCCGTAAACGGGAGTATTATTGATGGCATTACCACCAAACATGGTCGCACCGGGTTTAAACCTAGACGACACCGCAGGGCTTCCTGAGATAGAAGTTTCAGTTGATGAACCGATGCAGTTTCCAAATGGGGCAGAGGTTATTGATGATGGCGAGGGCGGAGCGATTGTTCAAGCCTTACTAGCCGGAGAGGACAACTTACCTTCTCAAGAAGAGTTGATCCCGTTTGACGCCAACCTATCGGAGTTCTTAGACGATGGAACTCTAGGAGAACTATCAAGCGAGCTCCGTGGATTATACGACGAGGACCTAGAGTCCCGAGCCGAGTGGGAAGATGCTTATGTTAATGGACTGGATCTTCTTGGTATTAAGACCGAGGAGCGGTCAACGCCTTTCCAAGGTGCGTCTGGCATTACCCACCCGTTAGTTGCGGAGAGTGTAACCCAGTTCCAAGCGCAGGCTTATAAAGAGCTATTGCCTTCTGGCGGTCCAGTACGGACTGGCGTGTTGGGGGCAAAGACTCCTGAACGGGATCAGCAGGCTACTCGCGTACAGAACTTTATGAACTACCAGATCACGGAGATCATGGAAGAGTACGATCCAGATATGGACCAGCTTCTGTATTATCTCCCATTGAGCGGATCTACCTTTAAGAAAGTTTACTTCGACCCTACCAAACAGCGGGCGGTCTCTAAGTTTATTCCAGCGCAGGACTTGGTTGTTCCTTACTCTGCCAGTGATTTGATGACGGCTAACCGTGTAACGCATGTGCTACGGATGGACGAGAACGAAGTCCGTAAGATGCAGGTTGCCGGTATGTACCGCGATGTAGAGTTGCAGTCTTCGGATGACGTTGAAGAAGATGCCGTGGAGCAGAAGGTTAACGAACTCCAAGGCTTGTCTAAGAACTACAGCGACGATGTAATGACGATCCTTGAGATGCATGCTGATCTGGACATCGAAGGCTTTGAGGATATGGATGAGGCCACGGGCGAGCCTACTGGCATCCGTCTGCCGTACATTGTTACTCTTGATCAAACCTCTGGGCGCATCCTTTCTATCCGTCGTAACTACGACATGAACGATCCGCTACAGCGTAAGCGCCAGTATTTCGTACATTACAAGTTTACCCCAGGACTGGGCTTTTACGGCTTTGGTTTGATCCATATGATTGGTGGGCTCGGTAGAGCCGCTACAAGCATCCTACGACAGCTAATCGACGCTGGAACCCTTGCTAACCTCCCAGCCGGTTTTAAGGCCCGTGGAGTGCGTGTACGCAACTCTGATGAGCCACTACAGCCAGGAGAGTGGAGAGACATCGACGCGCCCGGTGGTAGCATTAAGGAATCTATTGTTCCGCTACCGTACAAAGAACCTTCGGGCACGTTGGCACAAATGCTGGGTGGACTGGTTAACGATGGACGTAGGTTCATTGCGTTAGCTGATCAGTCGGTGTCAGACATGGGGCAAGACACACCTGTGGGGACTACGGTTGCTATGTTGGAACGCGGCATGAAGGTTATGTCCGCAATCCACAAACGGTTGCACTACGCCCAGAAGACTGAGTTCCGGTTACTGGCGCGTATCTTCGCCGAAAACCTACCACCGATGTATCCTTACGAAGTAACGGGTGCACCGCAACAGGTTAAGGTTGAAGACTTTGACGCTAGGATCGACGTCCTCCCAGTCTCTGATCCGAACATCTTTTCGATGGCGCAGCGTGTGACACTGGCCCAGACTCAGCTTCAACTGGCTCAGTCTAACCCGCAGATGCACAACCTGCATGCGGCTTATCGACGGATGTATCAGGCGTTAGAGGTGCAAAACATAGATGAGATCTTACCACCGCCTCCACCGCCGCCTCCTCCACAGGATCCAGCCGTAGAGAATG